TTAACTATAAGTACTAATATGTTCCAATTTATTCATCATATCTTTAGCCATCTGATCAGTAACATGTGTGTATATCTCTAGTGTGGTTTTATAGTCTGAGTGACCTACACGCTCTTGTATAGCTTTTAAGTTAATCCCCAATTGAGCAAGTGTTGAAATGTGGGCATGACGTAAGGTGTGCGTCGTTACAGACTTCTTAATGGAACTAATTTCGGTAGCCTCTTTGATAATGTTGTTTATTTTGTTCAAGTCGATAGGGCTACCAGCTGTATTTGTGAATATGTACCCTCTATCAATAAATTTGTCATTCCACTGGTTTTCTTTCTTGTTTTCTAAAATAAGTGTTTTAAGTAAGTTAATACTTTGGGTAGTGAGTCCGATTGTTCTATAGCTTTTACTTGTTTTAGTCGTCTCTTTTACTCCAAATGCTCCCGTTTCTTTATCAGTTACCCAATTAATTGTACCGTCGATATCTAGAGTTTTATCTTCATAGTTTATATTATCTGATTTAATAGCAAGTAGCTCGCCTATACGCATGCCATTGGCAATTTGAAACTGTACTATAGCTTTGACCATTTTATAATTACGCTTTCTTGTTGAATGTTTTTTGTGCTTAATTAGGTAATCAAAGCAACTAAGCAACTCTTTAATTTCACTATCTTCTAAATAGTTATTACGTTTAGCTTGTAGTTCATCTCTAGTTTTAGCTTTTTTAGGGATATCAATTTTATCTAGTACACTTATATCTTGTAGATCGTAATATTTAAACGCATATTTGAAAACAGAACGAATGATAATAACAAGAGACTGAACGTGTCCTTTACTATGTATACTAGCCCAGTTGTTAATTATATCTTGTAGATAAGTATGAGTAATGTTGTTTATCAGCACTTCTTTATCAATAGCATTTTTAACTGTGTTTGTATTGCTTACCTTTTCTTTGATTGTTGTAACCTTTGAACCAGAATGATTCTTATAATGTTCTAACCACTCATCACATGCGACATGGAAAGTTAGTGACTTTAACGTTGTCGGCGTCTTATCATTTAACTTCACCTCTATACGTTCATTTAAGCGTCTCTGAGCCTCTTTTTGTGACTGCTTGCCATTCTTATTAAGAACAACGCTAACGCGTCGCCATTTGTTTGTGAGAGGGTCTTTGTACTTCTCGTAATAGCGATATTGTACGTCACCATGTTTGTTAGTAAATTTCTCATGCCACATGTGTAAGAGCCTCCTTAAAAATATGAATAATATGGTTTAACTGTAGAAATATTTAATATAATTTTTCATGAATAAGTCACTTCTTTTCCAACCCTCAATGTTATAAATGTGTTTAGTTCTACCGTAAGTGATGTAAAGATTAGCCATGCTTGTATTTATACCATTTACATTTTTAATAGGGTAAACCGTTTTAGCAAAGCCATTTTGAGCAGTTAAGAAATAAATGTTTTCAGTTGTTAAAATTAAAATACCTTTATCAGTTGTTTCTAAATGATAGCCATATCGTTTATAATTTTTGACGTTTTTTGTGGCTCGTGCTTTAACTGCGTCTATCACTTGTTCAGTATCGTTTTTAATTTTGTTGTAGTAAGGTGTAGCTTTTGAGTTTGTTACACTAACGTCAATAAAATCTACCCCAAAATACTCATATGATCTTTGAATAGCGATTTGTTGTACTTGTTCTCTAGCTTGCTCTTTTTCTTTAACTTTTTCTTCTTTCTTTTTCGTACGCTCGTTTTGTCTAAATTCTTTATTGTTAGTTTGTTTTGGTTGTTGAACATTTGTATTGTTGTTCTCTGAATAAGAATTAATAGAACTTTTATCAACAAGTACAAATTTAATTAAAGCAACTATTGATAAAATAAAAGCAATAACACTAATACCCTTGTTTGCAATACCAAATAAACTAGAAAATAATATAACCCACATTATCCATTTGTTAATTTTCATTGTTTTCCCCTTTAATATTTATTTGTAATTAGATTAAGTTATCATCATCATTTACTAATCTAGTTAATTCTTCAAATTTTAGTCCTTTTATTGATTCTGATAAAAGGTGTAATTTTTCTTCTTCGCTTTTCATATGGTTGCTGATTATTTCATTATTTTCAATAGAATATAGTAATTCGGGGTTATTAACTAATCCTTCAAAGACTATGGTGTTGATTGCTTTGTATATTTTATTAATCATACTTTCGGTTAAAAGAATGGTTGCGAGAGAATCTCCCTCAATTTCCTTTTTAATATCATAAACAATAGGATTACCTTCTTCGAGTATGTAATTTAATTTAAAGTAAGAATGGTCTAAAACTTCGATTTTACCTAATCCACTTTCTTTTATTCTTCCAGACTTAAGTAACCATTTGTATACTTCACTATCCTTTTCAATTTGATGAGCCTTCCCTGTTGCAGTAGCTAATTTATTATATAAATCTTCATCATTATTTGGATCAAGAACGCCACTTATTTTTTTTAAAACTTCTAAAGAAGGTGTAGCTTTGCTATTTTCAATTTTACTTAAATATGCATGTGATAAATTTGTTAACCTTCCTAATTCTACAAGTGTCATATTCTTTTGTTTTCTGTATCGTTGTATCAATTTCCCGTGAGAATCACTCATTGCAAATAAATCCACAAGACATACCTCCTTATTATCATTGTAACAAAAAAAGTTAAAATTAGGATTAAAAAAGGAAAAATGTTCTTGAAATGTTCCTGAAAAAGTTATATTATTGATTTGTAACCAGTAAATGTTACTAATATAGTTACATTTGAGAGGTGATTAAATGAGTATGAGACCTAAAGTAATAATTATTAAGTCTTTGATTTTGAAAAAAGGACACTCACTAAGAAGTTTTGCAAATTCTAATAATTTATCAGTTTCTTACTTGAGTGATGTATTAAATCTTAAAGTTCGACCTAGTGGGAAGTATGCAAAAAGAATTGCAGAAGGACTAGATGTTGAAATAGAACAAATTTTTGAAATAAAAGAAAAAGAGGGGGTTAAATAAATGGCTAAAACAAAATTGCATGATCTACCTACTGAAGAAAATACAGTATTAGATGAAAAACAAATAGTTTTCCCAGTTAAATATGCAAAACCTAAATTGCTAGGTGAGTTATTTAACTGCAGTTATTCAACTATTCGAAGATTATTGATTTCATATGATGAAGATAATCTAGGTATCGAAAATTTATACATGGATATTAGTAGTACTTTAACACTGGTGAATGTAGAAAAATTCGAGCAATTTTTGCAGGAAAAGCACAAAAAATATTTATAAGGAGAAACGAAGATGAAAAAACATATTTTATATACTGGAACTATTTCCTTTTTAACATTGGCTAGTGCTTTGTTACTTGATGTTTTTGTAGCATCAGCAATATATATTTTAGCGTCGGCATATGGAATTAAAATATTGGAGGTTGAATAGGGTGAAAATTAAACAAAAATATCAATTATCAAAAGTGGTTCAAGTATTAGAAAAAGTATTATATGAAAAAGATAAGGACATATTCTTATCAGCGAAAGATAGATTTCATTTTATTACAGATTATCGCTATAACGATACAGTGTTTTACGAACATATTTTAAAACTCGTTCATAAAGAGTTGTTTAACATTCTTGCTGAGGTAGATTTTGAAGATGAGGCGTTTTCTATTCTCGATGAAGTAACAATGACATTAAGTGACGTTATGAATGAAGATAAAGAAATCTATTACTATTCAGTTAAAGATAGTACAGGTGAACAAACACACACAACAGATCGTGAAGGTCATGTGATTGGTATTTTAGAATGGGCGTTGGATTACATTGTAGGAAATATTGAAGTGGAGGACATAGAATAATGAAACTATTTAAAAAGAAGTACGACCATAAAAAAGTAAATCGTGTGAAAGATATTGTGTTATATACGTCATATGCTTTCGAGGCTAAAACTTATGATGAAGCTATTGAGTTATTAAAAAATAATAATAAACAAAAAGCTATTGAACTTATGTATGAACGATTAGTTGAAGCACAAAAACAAGAATATGAAATGAAGTTGCAAATAGAAAAAGCGTCACTCTCCACCGACCAAAGTGAAAGTAACGCATAGAAGTTTAATAAATTAACAGAGCAGTTAATAAAATACTCTTTATATATTGTATCATTTTCTGCTCTGTTAATCACTAGAGGTGAATAAATTGAATAAAATAAAGCTAGAACACGATACCCAAGTATCAGTGGTTTGGTATAACAACCTAGATTCTCGTTCTTTTAAAAATTTCTCGCAACCTAAATGGAGTGAGTTAGTTAATAGATTATCAATACCACAAAACAATACTAATAAGTATGCTCGTGGTGTCGCTGTATACGGCGATATAAAAGATGGTACGGATGAATATGGAAAAGAATATAAAAAATACCGTAACAATGACAATGTGATTTATCGTGATGTTCTAGTATTGGACTACGATGACATACCCAAGTTGAGACCACTGCATGATGCAATTACAGACACTTTAAAAGCTGTTGCGTGGTTTTGGCATACTACGTTTAATCATCAAACAGAAAGCCCTAGAATACGCTTGTATATCGCTTTGAATGAGCGTGTCAATGCAGATGATTACCGTAAGTATACAAAAGTGTTGGTAAATAAAATAGGTCATCCAGTAGATGAGGGGAGTTTTCAACCTAGCAGAGCGATGGCGTTGCCCGTATATCAACAAGATAAATATCCGTTCTTACATCAGTACAATGATGCACCTATTTTGAATGCTGAGACACTAGAAAAGTGGTCGGAAGAAATTGAAAGGCAAACAGATCAATCAATTACAACTAACTTTAACAAGCGCGATGATGCTTATTGGCGTGATATTAGTTTTTCTGTTGCAAAGGGCAATCGTAATAATTCTTTAGCTAGTTTGATAGGACATTTATTTAGCCGACATGTAAATGAATACATTGTATACTCATATGCTTTGCTATGGGGACAAAATGCATGTAAGCCGCCATTAAAAGAACGTGAAATAAATGCTACATTTCAATCGATTTTAAAGAAACATCGTAATAAATAGAAAGGGGGAAGTATATGGAACTAACTAAAGATGATATTCTTCACGAAATTGAAGAAGTTAAGCAAGAAAAAGATGCTATTCAAGAAGTTATTCCTAAAGGATATGAAATTGAGCAACATCAAAATGGTGTGGCGCTTTATCAAATTATTCCTAGTAAAAAAGATGGCGAACCAGATAAGAAAATATTTATCACTAATACAATTCCCCTAATCACTGACCGATTCGAAGATATTGAAAGCAATGAAGTGAGTTTTAATATGCTTTTTTATGATAATCATTTACCAGTGAATTTAGGTGTTAGTGCTGAAGAAATATCTGATAGTCGTCAATTACTAAAATTAGTTAATCGAAAATTAGATGTAACTTCAACCACTTCAACTAGGTTGATTGACTATATTAATAAGTCAAAACGATATAATCCACCAGTAAATGTTAATGTGGCCACTCGTTTGGGGCATGTGAAAGGATATTTTATTTATCCCTATCAAGAAGAAATGAAGAATAGCAACATAAAGTTATTTAATAATGATAAGGGATTTCAGAAATTGATAGATTCGTTTCAAAGTAAAGGCACACTTAATAGTTATTCAAAAAAAGTATTTAACCAAATTAAGAACTTGCCTATGGTTATGGTTATGCTATATGCGTCACTAGGTTCAGTATTGTTGCGTGAATTTGGATTACAGCCTTTTATTGTAGAAATCTCGGGCAGTACCTCAACAGGTAAGACATTCACGCTTAACTTGGTTTCTAGTGTATGGGGTACAAGTGACCTTATTACTACATGGGGTTCTACGAAGAACAGTATTGAAGCAATGGCATCATTCTTAAATTCATTTCCAATGTTTAAAGATGATACACGTAATACAAATCCCAAGTTTGTTGCTAATGCAACTTACAATTTCTCGAGTGGTGAAAGTAAATCAAGAAGTAATATCAATTTAACACTTAACGCTAAAAAAGAATGGCGAAATATAATGCTTTCTACTGGTGAGGCGTCTATTTCTAATATGGCAGACGAGAAAGCTGGTGTATCTGCTCGTGTAGTTACACTTCAAGATCAACCATATCCAGATAATTTTGATTTCACCACATTAGATAAAGCATTTAGAGAAAACTACGGTACGTTAGGCATAGCATTCATTAAGCAATATGAATCTAAACAAGAGACATACAAGAGTGCATTTGATAGTTATCAAAGGTACTTTAATCGAAAAGGTAGCAATGAAATCATGCAACGTTTAGGGCGTGCATTCGCATTACTACAGGTTACTGGCGAAATTCTAAATGATATTGAGGGATTTGAACATGATCATTTTAAAATTATTGAACAAGCCTATGACAGTATGATTAGAAATAATAAGACGATTGATAAACCTAAGCAATTTCTAGAGGAAATACTGCAATATTTAGATGCGAATAGAAATAATATTGCTGGTGATGGTTATAGTTCTGTCAAAAATGGTGATATAAAAGCAATATATAAACGTGATTATTTATGTATATTAGGTCAAACTGTACACGATAAATTAGGTCACGAAATGCAAACTATTACAGGACAATGGGATAAAAAAGGCTATTTAATAACTAGTAAAGACAGAATTCAAAAAGAAGTTAGGTATAACTCTCAAAAGAATAGAGGATATGCTATTAAAAATGAGATTGTAAAAGAATTAGGTTTTGATTTTTCTAATTCACATAATCCATACAATTAAAAAAGTCCCCGAAGTCTCCAAGCAGTCCCCACTAAATAGAAATAATTGGGGACTTAATAAACACTATTAATTCAATACTTTATGGGGATTAGTCCCCAAAGTCCCCAATAAAAAATAGTGTTTATAATAAATAATTAAAAGAGTGATAATTGTAATTTGATATATAGCTACTATTGTTTATAAATATGGTGACTATGGGGACTATTTCTAACAAAACAAGTTATATCAACGGTTACAGCAGTCCCCAATTAATAAATAAAATGGGTACACACTGGGGACTAGTACCCACTTTAAATAAAAAATATTAAAAAAGTTTTGGAGGTTACACATGGAAAAAGAGCAACTTAAACAGTATATGTACGATTATGTAAAAGAACATGAGGAAATTCCTATTTATCAGTTAGAGGATTTATTTAAAGAATTAGATTATGCCTTTAAAGGAAAAGCAAGCGTAAGTCATGACATAGATAATAATATCGTATTTTGGAGTGGGTGGAACGAGATGACAATGCGTGCACTGATTGAATTAGTTAAAGGTGAACAACTTGATCTTGTGTATAGAAGTAGTTATGTAATGCGTTATTTGTTAGATGGTCGAGTACCCAATTTACCATTAGCAATTAGTTATCCAGAATATGAGAAACAAACTGAAGTACCATCATGGTTACCTATGTTATTAAGAGTAACCAATAAAGGAGCGGAATAATATGAACATAGAAATAATCGCGAACCAATTTGAAACAAGAGCAGGCACGTTATTAAGATATTACACAGGTTTATTAGAAAGTAGCAGAAAGACACCGTTTGGATTCAAAATATATAACGATCCGTTTGATATGGTGTATGTGGTCATGGAAGGTAATTTGTACGGTCACATTTACATTCAAGACTGCAATGTGAGAAAAGCGTTTGAATTAGCGTCTCCTAAGCACACTGAGGGGCTTATAAGAAATATTGAGGGTCATTATGCTGGTTATGAAATAGAAGATGATGAGCATATGTCTATTAGCGATATGATGGCAGATAATCTATTTAACGATGAGTATTTTATGTATGGACTTGAGACATTCGCAGAAAGCAATAATACTGATATGTTCGAGTATATGGAAAAAGATTTTGGCGTAGAAGAACTTGAGGGCATTCAAAATAGTAATGCAGATGTGATTGGTAACATTGAAGTGTTGTACCAGTTAGCAACAGGGATTAATGAACCAGCAACAGAATTAGTTGAGGGATTGAAGTTAGTAACTGAGTTTGTGCAAGACGAGAACGCTACACAAGATGATTATACGGCGTTAGAGCGTAAGTTAAGTGAATTGAAAGCATCTTACTACAGTTTGAATAAGTAACTTGATAAGGGGGCACATGTGTTGTGTGGCTCCTATATATAGCTAATAAATGTTAATTGTTGTAGAAATACACTAGGGTATAAAATGTTCGAAATACGAACATTAGTTCTTTAGGTAATATACTACATTTTACTACTTAAATGCTTTTAAAAGCTTATTTAACAATAAAATAATGTATGTTAAGAAAAAGTAACAATGGCATAAATAACGAACGTTAGTTTGTGTTTTTTGTGTAAATTTAGTATAATTAAGGTATAAAGTAATTGAATAAGTGAGGTGAAACAGATGCAAAAAATGATAGAAAAAGAAAAGACGTACAACTTACCCGATGAACACCGCCAAGTACTCAATGTGATAAGAAATACGTCTAAGAAATATATTACTAAAACCAATATTTTAAATCAATTGGGAATATCAGTTAATCGAACTAACGAAAGATGGTTACGTTTAACTATCAATAGCTTAATACTTCAATACCATTATCCAATTGGTTACAACTACAGTAAGACACACAGAGGCTATTACATGATTGAGAATGAGCTTGATAGACGTAATGCTATCACTAGTATTCAACGTCAAATAGAAGGTAGCCAAGCACGTATTGATGCTATTGAAGAAATGGAAATCTAAAAAGGATGTAGTGATATGGAATTGGCACAAAGATTTGCAGTTAAGAACCTAAAGACAAAATATAATGCTACATACCTAAAGCAAGCATTTGATGAATGGGAACAACGAATAGAAGATATGTACGCACTGCACTATCCGAGAATGTTTATTGATCCATACACTATGCAGTTATCCTATGAGTCGAATCACATAGAAGATTTAGCATTATCTATTATTGAAGAACGGGATAATCTACACAAATATAAGCGTCATTCAATGAATGATTTAAGGCAATTTCATAAACTATTATCTCAATATTCTGATGATGAACAACGACAAATTAAAAGGTATCAAAGAGATAGTATTTTGATTGATGATGAATTATTAAATCGAATTAGTGATGACATTTTGCAATTAGTGAATTCAACTAAAGATAACAAACGTCAATCCATGCAAGAAGAAATCAAAGTAGAAAAAGAAAAGCGTAAGATAGACGGTAAAGCTCGTAAGCAACGTATTAAAGAACGTTTGAAACAAGAGAGGCAACAAAAACAAATGCAATTAGTATAAGGAGAAGTGAAAATGAAAACAGAATCATATTTTGAAGAGTACAATCAGTTTGTAACTGATCAACGCAATGCAATTAGTGAATTAGAACAACAACGTAATGACTTACAAGCTAAAATCAAAGCAGATAAAGAGGAATATAAGCAGTTAGTAGCGAATGGTGAAGATGATAAGGCAGATGAACTATATCAAACAAGTGATACAAAGGAAAAGCAATTAAAGGCCATCAACAAACGTCTTACTACTAAACAAGAAGTATTTGATGAAACTAGAAAAGAAAAAGCTATTGAATTGATTAAACATCAATCTGAATTACCCAAGTTATATGAGGATGAAAAACAAGAACTAATAGCTAAATTTGAACCAATCATTGAGCAATACAACGATATTATTGATGAAATTAATGATTTAAACGAGCGATACACAGAGGAGTTCGAACGTTATGCGATTCCTTATAGACGCGAGAATTTCGACGAAGATGCCCAAATAAGAAGTGACCTAAGACCTCATTTTAGAGAATATGCACCACAGTATTATGTTTCTAAGAGTGAATTGCCGATTATAGGTACAAATCAAAAATTGAAGTTTGTAAAGGAGCGACAACATGGGTAGAAAAGATGAATTATATAAAAAGGTAATAGCCAATTTAATTGCTGGCACTGATGAAGATGGCAATGTAATTATAACTGATGAAGATTGGGAAAATGTTGACCGTATTGGAGAAGAAATTAATGCTCAAGTCGAAAAAGAGAATAGAAAAGAGAAATTGAGAGACACTCAATCTATTCAAGAATATGCACGCTTGAATCGTGTAACTAATTCTGAAAGATCTAAGAATATTCATCAGCAAAATATTGATGGTATGAGCTTACGAGAAATAGCTCGAAAGAATAGAGTTGTTAACTAAACTAAACGCCTATCCTCACGGGTAGGCAATCTTTATATTAAGGAGTGAGTATATGGACAAATTAACACCTAAACAAGAGCGCTTTGTGAATGAGTATATTAGAACATTAAATGTTACGCAGAGCGCTATAACGGCTGGTTATTCGCCTAAAACGGCACATGTATCGGGGTGTCGTTTATTAAAGAAGAAACATATTAATGAATACATTCAAGAGCAAAAGAAAAAAGTTATAGATGAAAGTGTATTAAGTGCTAATGAGCTATTGCATCTATTAACTAATTCAGCAGTTGGTGATGAGACTGAAACAAAGGAAGTTGTAGTTAAACGTGGTGAATATAAAGAGAACCCACAGAATGGTAAAGTTCAGTTAGTTTATAATGAATATGTTGAGCTAATAGAAGTACCTATTAAGCCTAGCGATCGCTTACGTGCTCGTGATATGTTGGGTAAATATCATAAATTATTTACAGATAAGCAAGAAATTACAAATCGTAATTTTGAAATTAACATAGGCGAATGGGATGAAAATGTGGATTGAGAAGTGAAGCAAGTAATCAACAATTATCCTAATAATCAAATATTTATTGATAACGTGTTAGAAAAATATTATTTAAACTATGGAGTTGAATCTTTTCAAAGATTTGACTCTTTATTGCTGCTTTAAAATAAACTTTAATGTATATTTATATTATTAAATATAACTGTGAATAGGTGATTATAGTGTACGAATTAGAGCCGATGCAAATACCAGAAATTAATATGTTTAATGAAGAACTAGATAAAGAATTACAAGAATTTTATTATGAAAAACAAATGAAGAACGACGAAAAAATAGCTAGGGATATAGAAAGAAATCAATATTTGAAAACAATTGCTGAAAATACTGATTTAATAGTTTCTCAGACATTAAATATAATTAAATATCTTCAAACAATAGACAGTTTATTAAGTAAGCAAAACATTACTTTGAGTGAAGTTAATATCAATCAATCTGAATTAAAAAATATTAATGCTGATATATATTCAGAACTGGTAAAAGTTAGAATAGGGACGGAAGAAGATAGATTAAATGCCACTAGGACATTAACTGAAAGAATAGGAGATGTGACAAGTATTGCTAGTGATCTATTTACTATAATTCAAATGTTAATTGGAAAGTTTTGAAGTGAAGTAGCTATTTACTGATAAAGTAGATATGAATGTGGCGACACCAGTTTTTATAGATAGTATCGGTCAAGACGATGAAAAGAATGAGCGAGATTTAAAAGAATTGGAAAATAATATCTAAATAGTGAGATTTAAGAAGGAATATATCTACTTATCTATGTTTAATACTTAAAAAAATGGCTATATTAATGTAAGAGTTATGCATTTGTATAACTTGAAACACTCAAAAAACTATAGTTTTTACTACACTTATTTAAGATATGGTATTTATCTTCTATTTATTAAATAATTATTTTCCTTTAGATTTTCACCCAATCTCTTGTTATTAGAAAAGCTTTCGTTAACCATATCTTAATAAGGTAGTTTTTTATTTTTGTAAAATGCTTCATTTGGGGTTATATTTATAAGAAGTTAATGTTAGATTAATATTAGTGAGATATTAATTACGTTCTCACGAGGCATTCTATCATCATTATTAGTTTTCTTTCGAAAGATAGTCCTAGTGGCTATCTTTTTGTATTGTGAAAATCTTTGTAAGTGTGTTATAATCTATGTCTAAAACCAAAACTTTTTATATCTAAAGTACTCAAAATTGAGTACTTTAGTTTCAAACTAAAGTTACGTAAATAAAATAGTAAATTTTTGCATTTTAGAGTTCAATATTATATTATATATATTAGTAATTGATAACCTCATATATTCGTTACTATTTAAGAACAGTTTATTTAACTGTTCTTATTTTTATGGTATTATATACAATACATGCAACCCTTTGTAGAAAGCTATAAAAAATCCCTGACTAGTTTACTTATGCATGTCACTGGGTAAATTCGCAATACTTTTTAACTAAGAGTCATTGACCGTATCAGTTATGATACGGTTTTTTTTATGAAATGATTGTCAAAAAAATGTAAATTAATTTGGTTCCGTCGTTAGTAAAAAAATGATACATTGAAATTAGGAATATAAATACTACAAAAGAATTGTAGTGGTTTTGCTTTGAATCATTCCCTCTTGTTTCTATTTGTATAAAAGGTAATCATAGTGATTGCCTTTTTTTATTTAAACGGTATATTAAAATTTGTGTTTACGTAAGATAATATGTTATATTTTAAATATCACATGAAATAAGCACTCATTAAATAACTTTTATATTCTTCCAACCACGTTCATTATGATCGTGGTTTTTTATTAGTAAAAATGTTATAATTGTACATGGGGCTCCCCAGCTCCATAATTGCTTACGCATTTAAATAGCTTTTCGCCACACTCAAATAAGAGTGTGGTTTTCTGTATTGAATAAGAATTGTAATGATCGAATCAACTGAATTTAAATAATAGTATAATAATAACCGTCGTACATATTGCATATAAAATAGTCCATAATGTGTAAATTATCTTATGATGGTGGTCTATTAAATTAAATAACATGTATAGATAATAAGAGAACAGCAAAAGACAAATAACACAGAGTATATATAGGCATACTATGACAAAGGTCAATGCACCATCACCTCACTAAAAATTCATATATTTTTAGTTTAACAGATATTTTAATTTATTTAGTGAATACTATGTTTAAAATATAAGAAATCGGTTAGACAATGGTAGAGTCAATGGAGCCAGTTGGCTCTACCCCTTTGTATAATATTCATGAAAACCCCAACACCACTTTAATTAGTGGTGTTTTTTATGTTTAAATTATTAGAAATCGGTTATAATATCTGTAGAGCTGGTCACTCGTTTTTAAGATCTTCAATATTTTTTCAATCTTTAAAGAATACCATATCTATTTAAATAGGTATGGTATTTTTTTATGTTCTGAGAAACGTCCTGTGTTACAGTGGCAAATATTATTTCGTAACTATACTATGTGTGTTAATGGTAAATGAATTTGGCGTCATGAAATGCAAGATCAGTATAATTAGTAAATCTAATTATGAAATATCATAAGATTAAAGCAAGTTAAAGAAAATGATCTTGGCATAAGATTAAAGCAAGTTAAAGAAAATGATCTTGGCATAGTGAGTGATCAAATTGATTAAAGTCAGTAAATTAAAACAGAACTCAAGTAACTAAATTTATAAAAGTTAGTGAAGAACTTTCTGATGATTCCACGTGGAATCAAACAATTTTAAGGGCAAAAAAAGGGCATAATTTTGAAACAAAGAGCAAGAGTATGAACTTTAATTTAATGATGGCATAGCTATATATACTGATTTATAGGCGTTTTGATTGTTGATGGAATGTTATAAAATATGTCTATATAAAAGAAGAACAATAATATATAGTTTATTGTCGGAACCTTGTAGGCTTAGCCTATGAGGTTCTTTTTTGTTTTCAAAAACTTCATGAGGGATATTTAATATATAAACAATGTGAATCTGAAGACTTTGAAATTTTCCATGTATGGAGTTGCTTAGTCATTTTTGTTAAGCTTAAAGTATACATAATGATTTATTGATATTTATGGGGTGATGGGTAATCAATTCTAAGGTGAATGAAGCAATTAAAGGTGTATGTATTAATTTAATGTTTACGTTTGCAATTGGTATTGCAATTACTTATTTTAACTTTGATTACGGTATTGATAATGCCTTTTTTCATTTTTTAGAAAAAATTAGCGTTGTAAAGTTCTTTGACAATCATTCTGCGAATACTGCAGTGACGCTAGGACTATTGTTAACAGCTTATGAAGTCATTGATACATTATTTTTAGAGGATGATGAAGAGGATGAAACTGAGCGCTCTATAAACGAAAAATAAATCACGAATAAAGAAAAGCTATGGCTGAAACTGATTGAATGTCAGTGCCATAGCTTTTCTTAATTATTGTTATTAAAACGACCTAATAAAAATGAAGTTAAACTACTTAAAATAATTAATATAATAAGAAAAGAAAGTAGATAAATTTGATTGCTTTCAACATGAAAACCCATCTCAAATTGACCATGTAAATGACCATTAATATAAAAATTGAGTGTAATAATGGTCAGAATTAAAATAATAGATATCGCACTTAATAAATCGAAACCTATTTTAAAAATGAAAAATTTATTTTTATTTGCGTTCAAGATGATACAACCTTTCATATTCTTAGAAAATAATAAGTCGGTACCAGCCCATTTGTTTATTGTGCATTCGTTATTGAATGAATTGCAATTAGAAATTTTAAACGAATGGTTAATAATTATCAATATATAA